TCACGGTACCGCAGTTCTCACAACGATTATCTCGGATGATTCGTCCCATCGCCTAACGGGACCAATTTTCCGGGGTAACCGGATCATCTGTGCTATGATCCTCCTGCCCTAACTGACCCGTTTTGAGCAGGAACTCTGCGTGGATAAGGTCGGGTAGGTGTACCAGGATGCGGTAATAAACTTGGAGGGCACCTTGAACGCGCCCTAAGTTCTGCTCACCAATAACACCGTGGTACGAGTTCTGGAGAGAGTCAATCTCGGGTTCAAATCGAGTGACTATATCTCGCCAGATTGGACCGTGGAAGAATTGCTCCCACCGGTCTAGTTCTTTGATCTGATCGCCGGTTAGTGCCGTTCGATCAATCGGAGTCTGTTCCGCCATTGTTTCCCCCTTGTGGCTTGTTTGCATCCATCATAACCTTCATCATGGATACGTCAACTTGGCGCGAGAACTGCTTGACTTCTTCAAGTTCCTTCAGCAGTCGAGCTACCTCGAGTTGGGACTTCTGCCCTTCGAGTTGCCCGTTACGCTCCATTTCCTGAATCCTCGCTATGTTGAGGAAGATATCGGATTCGAGCTTCTTCGCCTCAACGGAACGCTTAACGGCGTCCTGTTGCTTAAGTTGTATCTCAGCCCCTTCCTTCTGAACCTGCATCTGTGCTAGCTGCTGTTGCAACTGAGCCATCTGCTGCTGCATTGGGTCGGGTTGAGAGTCCGCTACCATTGCCTTCGCAATCTGCTCCTTGTACGGAGACGAACTGTTGTCGAAGATGGCTTGAATCAGTACGTTCTGAGTCTGCGGTTTGTCCTGTGCGTACTGGAGTAGCCCGGTCATTTGGTTCTGCTCAATCTCACGAGCTACGATACCGAGGGTACTGGATACGCGGAATTTGAAATCCTTTGGGTACTTCTGAGGATCGAAGTCCATACGCCGCCACAGAATCTTCTGTACGAGCGGGTTCAGGAAGTTACTGGTTATGGACCTTAAGGCGCGCTTGCTCCGCTTGACGAAGGTACCGGCAATGAGTGATGTACCAGTTGCGGTTTCGTTCCGACGGTTTGCCTCGATCGGGGTTGCAGTATCCATCGCACCCGTTCCCATCTGGACCATACGCTCCATTTCGCTCGTTTGGCTGAAGCTGGCAGGGTCCAAATTCGGAAACTGCATCGGAACCAATGCGTCCCTGGGATTGCTGTTCGTTAGCCATACTTTACCCGGTCGTACGCGAAGGTCGAAGCCACGCGGTAATGCTGTTGAATCTGCACCAAGCATGGGGTTGGCGATGAGTGCCATAACGTCCATGCGGGTACGTATTTCTGCGTCGAGTGCTTTCTGAGGGTTGTAGCCCTTCTCCATCACTCCACGACCCCAAAAACGTCCCGGTACGCGCTCGAAGGGAGCAGCTACGATGCTGCGGTCCTTCATAAGAAACGGGTTCTCTACGGCACGTCCAAGCGTCTTCTTATCAAATATGGTGACAATAGCTTCTACCATTTCACCATCATCGTCTAGCTTACCCCGGCTTTGACCGGCGAGAACCTCCGCTATTGCTAGCGGATCATCATTCTTTTCTTCCGCCGGCTGCTGGCTAGCTTTGAGCAGCTTTTTCGGTACAAGACCGTGGTATTCTGTTACGAGTACTTGGTTAGGCTGAGAGGCTACCAGTGCCTCTGGATCGCCCATAGTCACCTTGTCTTCGTCGTGATTGGGTACCCGAGACGTACTTGACGCATACTTGCGTCCGTAAGGCTGCTGTAAAAGCCATGCGCGAGGCTTGGTGACCTCGTGGACAATGCCTAGCATGTCCTCTACGTGTTCTGCGTCCGGGTCAGGGATCAACTCCATCGGAGGGATCGGTATGACCTTCACAGCCACTCGCGGCTCTTGAACGACGGTGAATCCTGAAGAATCCGCGTTCTTAGTAGCCAAAGCCTGCTTCTGGTCTTCCACCACGATCTTAGCGGCTAATGTGCCCCATAGTCCACCGTGGGTGTAACAAGAACCAATGCTCTCGGGAACCTTGTCCATAGCCATATCGTCTATGAACTGTCGGCGCAGTCCGTTGATATCTTCGTGGTCGGGGTCTCCGTCCTCGTCAATGATATCAACCCATGCGTCTCGACCGAACGTAGCTTCTTCAAGCTCCGATACGGTCATTTCTAATGCTTGTGACAGGGCAGGGGATACGAGCTTGCTGCGCTCCGTACTGCGAGTCTTGTCCGCGTCTATGTGGCGTCCACGCCAAAGACGGTAGTACTCACCCCATACCTTCTCATACACACTGTCGCGGTCGTCCCTCCACCGGTCTACCCGCTCCATAATCCAAGATACCAGATCGTTACCAGCGGTACCGCTTGATACAGGGTTATTCGTGTCGTTGTTGTCGGCAAGGGAGCCTACAAGTGAGGGCATATTACAATCCTACTAAGTCGTCTACAGGTTTCCACTGATCCTGCTTCTCGGGGTTGTATTCCCAAAACGGAGTCTTACCTAGCTGATCTGCGTAGGAAAGTGCGTCAAGAAGGTCGTCGGGTGTGGAAGGAGCCGGAAAGTCCGACGCCTGCTTGATAAGTGTTTGAATCCACTGTGGTCGATCCATAGCAGCGGTTATTTCGGAGCAGTTTAGCGTAATTCGGCCTCGCTGGAGTCGTCCTTCAAGGCTTGCCATAACGCGATCCTCTTTGTGTTGATTGCCGTGCGTAAGCGGTTCAACCTTGCGGAATTGCCCGAACTGTGCCATAACGTCGGATAGGTAAGGCCAGATTGCGTTGTAGAGCGAGCCTTTTTCGACGCCAATACGCACCGCGTCAACGCTGCGCCCTGCGCGAACGATTCGGAGAGCTGTCTCTCGAGTGTCCCATCGTCCATACTGAATCTCCTTGACCCACCACCCTTTCGAGTGGATTTTGACGATAGCGATAGCAGTATCGTCCCGTCGTTCCTTCATACGCTTGTTGTGCGGATCAGGGGTGAAACCACCAAGGTCCACCGCAACAACAAAGTACCCGTCCTGTGGCTCATGCGGAGAGAAGTTCCACCAATCAGGATGGAGGTAGTTACCACCTTCGGCAAGAATCTCTGCCTCAAGTTCCTCTCGCATACGCTCGTAGGACATGGTAGCAGCAATAGCTTTGATCGCTTGCTCATCCAGCCACGGGTTCGTGCTAGAAGCGAACTGGAAACCACTCCAGAGAGGGAATCCGTGTTCCGGGTCTACCTGTTCTTCCATCGCCTTTTGCAGTAGCTCCCCGAAGTGGGGGCGACCACGCTTAGGCGTACCGATGAACAAGGCTGTACCGTTGGTTTTCATCACCGAGGGACCGGTGACAACCGACCAAGCGGACTCAGCCATGTCAGCATATTCGTCAAGAATAGCGTGACGTAGGATAAATCCCCGTGCCCTATCCTCATTATCCATCCCTTTAAGACGGATACGAACCCCATTTACTAGGGTCAAAAGGCAGGTATTCTCATGGGCTGCGAGGGTAACGGGTTCCGCTACTTCCTTCAAAACAGGCCAGAAAATACCCTTTGCTTGGTCGAAGGTAGGAGCCATATACATGACCTCCGCTTCCGTAGTGAGCTTCCGCCCACACCAATTGACTTCTTCAAGCCCTTTGGTTACGGCATCGATTGCCGCGTAACGGGTCTTCCCCCACCCTCGTCCTGCTACCACCACCTTACGTGGTGAGGGGCAGTCCTGCACTTCCTGTTGCGGATCGTGCAACTGGTAGGCTAAATGTACGGTACGGGCCATAAAAGGTTATCCATTGGGAATTTGGTGACCGGGCTTACACCGGTCCTGTACTTACTCGTTACCGGCGAGGCGCTCTCGATCGTAGAGAACGTCAGCAGGACCGAGACGGTTCTGACCGTCCTGTTCGGACTTCTTGTAGTCCTTGTCCTTGCCTACGCCGGCTTTCAAACCGTAGCCGGAATTATCCTGCTTTGGTGCAGACTGTTGCTTTTTCATTGGTGACTATCCGTGCTTTGTGCATTCATAAGGATTTTACGGGCTGTCTCCATAGCGCTGGTATTACTGCGATCACGCTTGATTTTAGCCTTACCTGCCTTCTTAGCGCCACCATCGGCCAATAGGCCCAATAGCTTGGCATCGGAGAGCTTGCGCTTAGCACTGTCCGTCAGTTCTACGGGTTCATGCTTGCCTTTCTTCACTTAGCTACGTCCTCCACGTACTTGCTCAGCAGAGTTGCGATCAGGCACGCTGCCTACCGCGCCAAGTGCTGGTGCTTTATGACCGGGCTTACCCTGAGAAACGATACTCGTACCGTTGTTAGGGTTGTCGGTGCCGTAACCGCTTTGTTTTACTTTTTGAGTGCTTTTTGCGCTCATAGATTATCTCCTAGCTAGGGGGATTTAAGGTTTGTGTTTTGTTCGATTTCCTCGAACTCTCCTTGAATGACCTTTTCAACGACATTCTTAGATTCTCCAACGAAGGGAGAGAAAGATATCTCGATCTTGCCGATCTTGGTACTTTCCGTATCCTCCGGGTCTGCCCTACGCGCTTCTTTCAAAACGTCGCCAAGGACAAACTTAATCATGTCCTTATCCCCTGCCCGTGCCATGCTAATTGCCTGGTCCACGATATCGTTAAATGCCTCCGCTGCGTCTCGCGCGAGGGCTTCTTCCATTGCTTGCTTGATGTGGGCTGTACGCCCTTTGCTGCCTTTGGGACGCCCATTCGGGTTCCCTGAGACACCTTTGACGAACTTACCGAGGTTGTCCCGGTGTACCGTCACCTCCGACCCATCGGCCTTGGTGATCTCTTGGCTGCTTATCTCCGTCTCTTGTTCCGACAACTGCTTGCTCCAGTGGGTCCACCTCACACCCGTTAAGAGGGTCCAGCAGGGATAGCTCAGAACGAGCTATCGCGTCTGCCAGAGGTGAGATTAGGTTACTGAGCGTGTCCAACGACCTGACCTATGCCCGGTACGTGCCCTTGGTGCTGTGCCGCAAAAATACGACGATCAAGGACGTTTACGGAGGCAGTACTAGCAAAATGGCTCTCGCGTTCGGCTTTTTCTGCCTCATCACGCGCTCGAGCGTCACGACCGTTCAAAACCTCGATTCGTTCCCAATCAATGTAGGAATCTTCGCGTTTTTGGCGTTTTGCAGCCAAATATGACTCGATAGCTTCTTCATCGTTGAAAGGACCGAAGAAAGCAGTGCCTACGAACTCCACAGCAACGGTTTTACCGTCTACAACACGACGTTCTTCCCATCGGTGACCACCTGGCTTGGCAATGAAGAACAATTCGTCGGTCAGATCGCGGGTATGACTCTCCCGTTCGATCAAACCAGCGTGACTTTCACGCAAGTCTTCGATTTCACCCCGCATATCTTGGATGATTTGCAGGAGTTCCTCCTGAGAGGGCAGAATTATGCCAGATTCGGCTGCTGCCTCCAGAGAGGTAGGTTGTTCTTGACTTTTCTGACGTTCGTTACGCTGCTTGGTCATAATATTCGTCTCCGCTAAGGCATCTACTGCCTTTTGAACGTCTTCTTTAGTGATTAGACCGTCTTTTCCGGTACCCTCTACCGTATTAACGTCGAGACCGAAATCGTCAGCAAGTTTCTTTGCTGCTTCTGAGGCATGATTACTCATGTTATCTCCTGTGCTAGATTGTAATATATACCGATATCCTCGAGAAAGAATACATCAAACTCGTCTCTACGGTAATTAGGGTCTACCGGCAGGCGTCCTTCCTTGCGGGAGGGGTTCCTGTGCTCGATAGGTCGGTTGAAGATCATAGGGACAACAGTATTGAAGTCCTCAAATCTCCACCACGTTGTAGGTACATACACCCCTTTGTGGGTATGGAGCCTAGCCTGCGGTGCCCAATGGTGATTATCACCCCGTAAAAGGTGATTATCCACGAACTGTTCCCAAGTGAGTACTCCGTTGTGTTGGGGCCAGAAGCCCTGTGCTTCCCTACCGTTGAAGTAGTGGAAGGCACTCTCGGCTCGCTCAAAAGGGTGTCGGATGAAGGCGTGAACCTCCACTCCGGGGTTGTCTTTGACGTGTGCTACGTCTTTAAGGGATACATTCGGACGGGAGCATATCGGTGCCAATGCGTTAGTCAGGGAGGTTTGTCCTACCTTGGAGCTTCTACCAACGTAAAGCTGGTTGCTGATCTCCATGTAGTTCTTTCGTGTCCATCCTGTACTCATATTGAGTTATTATCGACACAATACGCTACCCATTCCCACTCGAGGTTATCCCACTCAATGCGGTAGCTGAATCCGTCAAAATGGAGTTCGGTCCCTTCTTTGAAGGAGCCATCGGTTTTGAAAAGCTGACGACCATTGAACGGACCGTCTTTCAGGGTTACTTGAACCCCTGGTTGGTTACACACTGGTATTTTCCCCCTAGACGCCTTACGGCTGTAAGGCTGTACCGTCGCAAAAGCCTGGTCTGGCTTTTGCTCTTAGGCGACCGAGGTACGAAGGTCGCTTTGCGTAGCAAAGTTACGAAGTAACCTCACTCTCGTATCTCTACCAGAGATCCGTTCGTTCGGTTTAACGTAACGTACCGTAATATGATACCATACTTTTTCCCATTTGTCAAGCCCCTACAGACAAATACCGTAGCACGTTTCTTCCCTCCCCACCGTAACGACCGTCCGTAACCTCTTGTTTTCCCGTAACCGTCCGTTTGTTCGGGAAGAAACTACTATAAACCGTTGAAATAACTATGAATTTTATTCATGTTA